GGTTAAGCAATAATTAAAAAATGGCAGAAAAAAATATCAAAGAAACTATTGGTGAGTACCTTTTAAAATTAGGACATCAATTAACCAATACAGATGAAAACGGCCTTAAACCTGAAGAAGCCGCACAAGTTCACGAGATTAAATTCATGGTTGAATCAATGCTTGAAGATGGTGTTACTAACATCGCTTCACCTGCCGATGAATGGGCAGCAGGCGTTGAAGTATTTATTATGGCAGATGGCGAGCAAATGCCGTTACCTGTTGGTGAATACGTTTTGGCAGATGGTTCAATGTTGGTTGTAGAAAATGACGGAATCGTTGCAAACTACACACCTGCAAACGTTGAAGAAGAAAGCACAAATGTTGAGCAAGATGCAAACGCAGTAGCAGAAGCAGCCCCAACACAAAGCCCACAAGCAAAAGCAATCATTGAAAGCGTGGTTAAAGAAACCAAGTTTGAAGCTGAAAAAGAAATTGAATCATTAAAAGCTGAATTATCAACTTTGAAAGGTTTGATTGATGAGAAATTTTCAGCCGTTGCAGGTTCAGTTGATGTTATTACAAATGAGTTGGTAGAATTATCAAAACCAATGGACAAGGTAAAACACAGCCCTGAAAAAAACACAGTGAAACAAATAACAAAAGACGATTTATTAAAAATGTCTTTAAGTCAAAGAATAGAATATTTTAAAAATAAATTAAATTAATTAAAAAAATGGCAACAGAAACAACTTTATCAGGTAATTTTGTAGGCACAAAAGCCGCAGGTTATTTTTACCCTGCAATATTGCAAGGTAACACAATTAACGACAATGTAATTACTATACATGAAAACGTTGATTATAAATTAAACATTAGAAATTTAGGTTTAGGCACGACAGGATTTTTATCAGTGGCTTCGTGCGATTTTACACCAACAGGCGATGTATCTTTAAGCGATGTAGTATTAGAGCCCACCGACCTGCAAGTAAACATCCAACTTTGCAAAAAAGATTTTCGCAGTCAATGGGAGAAATTAGAAATGAGAGGTGCATTGTTAAACCAAGAGTTACCTTCTTCTTTCCAAGAATTTTTCATTCAAAAAAACTTAGAATTAATTGCTAAAGATTTTGAGGTAGCAGTTTGGCAGGGTGGATCATTTGGCGGATTTGAAGCTAAATTAGCGGCTAACGGAGATGTAATTGATGTTACAGGTACTACTCTAACTGCAGCTAATATATTAGCTGAAATAGGAAAAGTTTATGCAGCTATTCCTGATGCGTTATACAGTGCAGATGATATTAAAATATATGTGCCAATTTCAGCAGCTAAATTATATCAACAAGCAACAGCCGCAGTTGGTGCAGGCTATTCAGGAGGAACAGGTGCAGGTTACAGAGGTGAATCTTATGTAGGAGAAAAACCATTTGATTACTTAGGTATTCCAATTGTAATAGCAAACGGAATGAGTGCTAATAAAATGGTTGCTGCAAGAAAATCAGATTTACATTTTGGTACAAACATAATGACTGATATGTCAGAAATTAGAGTTGTGGACATGGCTGCAACTGACGGCTCAGATAATGTGAGATTTGTAGCAAGAATGACAGGTGGCACGCAATTAACCAACGGGAGCAATATAGTATATTATTCATAATTAAAAGAAATTCAAAATGGCTTGTGATTTAACATCAGGGCGTTTGTGGCAGTGTAAAGAGCAAGTAGGCGGTATTAATACCGTTTACTTTGCTGATTTTGGCGACCTTAGTGGATTGACCGTTACAGACGGTGAAATTGCTACGGGTGCTTTAAGCGGCAAAACTCTTTATCAGTACCAACTACCCGACTATACAGGAAACTTAACCGAAACATTAACAGCATCTGCCGAAAGTGGAAGCATTTTTTATGAACAAGCCCTTGAGATTACTTTACACAAATTAAGGGCAGTTGATAGCGATGAAATTAAGTTATTGGCTAAAGGCAGACCTCATATAATTGTAAAAGATAATAACGATAATTTACTTTTATTAGGTAAGATAAAAGGAATGAATGTAACCACAGTAGCAGGGCAGTCGGGAACGGCAGCAGGTGATATGAGTGGCTATGTTTTAAGTTTTACAGGCAGTGAATATGATGCTGCCCCTTTTGTAGCCGATTTAACGGGTGCTTCAATAGTAACGACAAACCCATAATTCTCTCTTTCATATTTAGTTTTAGTTTTGAGGGGCTGCATTTTGTAGCCCCTTTTTTATTATATTTGCTTTAATAAGTTGAGTTGCGGCAACTATTAAAAAAAATTTTAAAGCCTTTGGTGAGTAGAGCCCGCAACCTCGAAAGCCAAAGGTTTTTTTTGTTATGAAAGAAATGGATGTTTTAGATTATTTTATAAATAATTTTGACACAGCAATTTTTGATAAATCAAATAATAAGTACAAATTTACAAATGGGTTATCCTTATTTTTAAACGATAAAATATATGAAGAAAACCCCTACATAATTAGACCTAAATTAAGAACTTGCTGCAAATGCAAGATTGATAAATCTTATGATTTTTATCATAAAAATAAAAGTAAAAAAGATGGTTATAATTCAGAGTGTAATCAATGTAGAAAGGAATTTACTAGTATTTATTTTAAAACAGATAAACATAAATTACTACATAAAGAATATATAAAAAAAATGCCTTTTGGATATGAGAAGCAAAGAATTAGGTCTGCTACTAGTCAAATAAGGAAAAGGTCTAATAGCCCTTTAAAAACTTGTGATGTTTTAGGTTGTAGTTATGAATTTATATTTAAATACCTTGATTTATCTAATAATATTAAAAAAGAAATAGACCATATTATACCTTTATCATGGGCAGAAACAGAGGAAGAAGTAATAAACTTAGGACATTACTCAAATCTACAAATGCTAGATAAATTTAACAACCTATCTAAAAATAATAGATTTTGTTTAAAAAAGAACTTGCAAAAAGTTTATAAATATCATCCTAATATAGAAATAATAAAGCCAATAATAAATAGAAACCAAGATAAAATAAAAGACTAAATATCAACAAAAAGCGTTTTTTAGCGTTATTAGATTAGCATGATTTACATAGGTACTACAACAGCTTACATATTTATTAATCTATTTGAACGTGGTGAAAGTTTAACAAGCAATACTACTTATGATTTAATATTTACAAATCAAGCCACCAAGAAAGAAACTACTATTCCTGCTCAAGCCACAGCTATAACAGAAAGGTATTTTCAGTTTTTATTAAATGATGGGTTAGCGGGTGAGCCTGATGGCTTTTATGAGTTGAATGTTTATAGCGGTTCAAATTTAATTTACAATGAACTTTGCTTTGTAAACGATAAAACAGACGTTACCTATAATGCTAATTCAATTACAACAATATACAACGTAAATGAGCCGAGTTAAAAGAACACAACCAACCAATAAATACGAATTTTCTATTGTAAACTTACAAGAGGACAACGAGCCTTTAGCAAGTATTCAAAGAAATAAAGAATGGGTTGGCTATGGCACAGACCAAAGACTACCAACGGGGTACTTTAACTACATTAATTACCTATACAAAAACTCAAGCCTCAACTATGCGTTAATTTCGGGTATTGCAGACCGTATTTATGGTCAAGGTTTATTTACTTATTCAAGAGATAAAATTGGATTAACCAAATTTAAGTCGGTATTCAACAAAGAAGAACAAAAGAAATTTATTTTAGACGTTTACGAGCAAGGCAACGGTGCTTTACAGCTTATTACGGATAAAACAGGCAGAATAAAGGAGGTTGAACATATGCCAATCAACACTTTATTACCAAATAAGGCGGATGAAGATGGTTTAATTCCTTCTTATTGGTATTCGGCCAATTGGGATGACCACAGAAAGCAAGAATTTAAACCAATTGAAATAGAGGCTTGGAATCCTGACAAGCCAAAGGCGGGTAACTTTATCTATTATTATAGAAACTATGCACCTGACAGCTTTTATTTTGGCACACCTACTTGGTTAGGTGGCGTTAAATGGGCTGAAATGGATATTGAGTTGGCTAACTACCATCTAAGTAATATTAAAAGCGGTTTTAGTGGGGCAACTATTGTGCAATTCAATAACGGAATACCTGACCCACATGAAAGAATGCAAATTGAAAAACTTTTTAAAGACAAGTTTACAGGAACACATGGTGAAAAGATTGTGTTTATGTACAACGATTCTAAAGAAAGAAGTGCAGAAATATACAATGCCGAGTTACCTGATGCCGACAAGCAATATGAGCAAATGGCAACACAAATAAGAGATAATATTTTAGTGGCGCACAAGGTTACAAGTCCAATGTTATTAGGTATAAGACAAGCAACAGGGTTAGGTAATAATGCAGACGAAATTAGAACGGCTAACGAGTTGTTTCAAAATACGGTTATCAAACCTATTCAAAATGATTTGATTGATTTCTACGACCCTATTTTGCAGTATATGGAATTATCAAGCGCATTGTATTACATGCCGTTTAAACCCGTTCAAGATGCGCCTGAAGTGCAAATGAAAGAGGTGAGAATGTCAGCCGAGCCAACACCATTTAAAATACTAACAGAAGAAGAAAGCGAGTGGTTAAATGCAGAGTTAGATAATTTAGGGGAAAGCGAAGATGACTTATTAAATGATGGGTTTATTTGTGTTGAAGAAGAAGATTGCGATGGAGATGATGAATTAAGTATAAAAATGAGCCAAGTTAATTTACAATCAGCTTGGGGAGTAACACCTAACAACCCTTCAAAATACGATGTAGAAAATAAAGATAAAACAGGGATGTGGTTAGTTAGGTATCAATATTCTTTAGCTAAACAATTAGAAAGAAAAGGCGAGCCTGATTTAATAGATACATCAAGAAACTTTTGCATAACTCAAATTGATAACGCTAAAAATGGCAACAGGGTTTATAAAAGGGAATTAATAGAAAATCTATCTAATCCTGATTTTGGAAGTTATAATTTATTTTGGTACAAGGGTAGTTATAATTGTAGGCACGTTTGGAAGCGAAAGCTATTTTTTAAAAGTTATGATGAGCCAAAGGCAAGACCCGTTGGAAATGTGCCTTATGTAGCAAATAGGGTTAGTGATAAACGAGCAACAACTAAAAATAGACCCGTAAAAAGATGAGTATAACACAAAATATGTTTATTAGCTTGGGGTTCTTAAAAGAAACCACCCCGTTGAATGATAATGTAGACGATGCTAAGATTAGGAGTGTACTTTTAGCCACACAAAGAATGTATATTGAGCCAATTTTAGGAAGTGATTTATACAACAAAATCTCAAACGATATTGCGGGCAGTTCATTAACGGGTAATTATAAAACATTAACCGACACTTGGGTTGCGCCTTGTTTGGCGTGGTACACTTACAGCGAATTAATACCTGATGTTGGGGTACAAGTTGCAAGGGGCGGTGTTTATAGAAGCAATGCAGAAAACAGCCAAACGGCAAGCATATCAGAATTAAATTACTACCAACAAAAACAAAGGGATAGGGGCGAACATTTTGCAGACCGTTTAACGGAGTATTTATGTAGTAATTCAAGTTTGTTTCCTGAATATTCAACCAATAGCGATGAAGATTTAAGGCCGATTAAAAGCAAAGCATTTCACGGAATTAGTTTAGATTATACAACACCAAACGCATATGAAAAAAGAACAGGACAAAGATATTAAGAGGGATAGAAGCCCAAGCAAGGAAAACATTAAGAAATTACAAGAATATATTTTAAACAAAATAAAAAAAGAAAACAGCAAGATTTAGAATAATGGCAGCAGATTTAGTAGACACTTTAATTAATACAGGAGGCGGTGCAGGTGGGGGCGGTCTATTTGGGTTTTTAGTTGCTAAATATTTAGGCAATAAAAGCGATAAGGAGATTGAAGATATTAAAAAGGAGTTGCAAAATAATAAAGATGCTGACTCAATTAGAGATACTGCTATTCAGTTGCTTAAATTAGAGGTTGAAAATAGTAAACAACTAAGCGGTAAATTAGAATCTCAATTGAGCAAGATGGAAGAAAAGTTTGAAAAGAAATTAGATGCTATATTTGACAGATTAAATCAAGGCAGATAATGGAAATTAAAATAACAGGTGATTCAGACGAATTTAACGAGCAAGGCAATTTTGATAAAGAGATTATTTTGAGTAATGATTCCTTAGCTAATTTATCTTATGTTGAGTTATACATTGATGATAAAGTAGTGGCTTTAGATTTAACCCAATTGTATGTTGGCGTTAAAGCCTTTTACGAGCAGTATATTTTAGTTGAAAATAGAGAAGTTAGAATTGCACAAATAAATAATTGATGGATTACTTTGAATTACATGAGTTAGTTGATAAACCTACATGGGAAAGGTTAGGCAACAAATCAATTTGGATGCTTAACCCAACAGCAGTTAAAGGTTTAATTGCTTTACGCAAAGAATTAAACAGCCCTATGACGGTTAATAATTACTTTTGGGGCGGCAATCTATCAAACAGAGGTTATCGTTCAATATACAGCACCGTAGGCGGTAAATTTAGCCAACATAGAGTTGGTAACGCTTTTGATATTAATGTAAAAGGAATGACACCTGACCAAGTTTATGACTACATTTTAGAGAATTACAAGGCTTTTGGAATTACAACCATTGAGCATAAGAGTTTCACACAGACTTGGACTCATATAGATTTCAGGAAAACAAATGAAAAAACAATTAAAATAGTTAAACCATGAGTAAATTAAAAAAGTTTCTAAATAGCAAAGCAGGGGGTTATGTTAAATCAGTAGGCTTAGGCTTACTGAAGGGTGTTAGTGGCCCTGTTGGTGGGGCTGTTGGAGGTATATTTAACGGGGTACGAGATGAGATTTTAAGCAATGTTGATAGTGAACAAGGAGGGTCAGGTCAAATTGATTGGCTTCGTTTACTATCATTTATTGGCGGTGCTATTGGTTTTGCATATTTGGCTTATGCTTTGTTTACAGGTTTAATTACTTTTGATGACTTTATTAAAATGTTAGAAAACATTTTAGAGGTTGTTGAATAGCGAACTTTTCGTAACGAACTTTTCGTTCCGTAATTTACGGAATTATTAAATAAACAAATATGTCCCTAAGTAATTTCATGAAATATAAAACAGATTTTTTAGCAAGACATCAGATTGATAGACTTTTGCGAATACAGGCTACAATATGCACTAATTTAGGCATAGATAGCAGCAAGCAAGAAAAGAAAGAAGCCGACAAAAAGATTGCAATACTTGATAGAATGATTAGGAAAATTGACAGAACATTTTTTCCATCTCTTGAAAGCACAAAATAAACTAAAATAAAACTATGAAATTTGATTTTGAGAAACACAAAGCCGAAATATCAGAGTGGAAAAGAAAAGGTAATGGTTCAAGAACAATTGCCGACAAACTCTATGAAAAATACAAAGTAGAGGTTCTTAGTTCATCAATTAGAAAAGCCATTGCACGTTGGGGTGTAACGGAGGATTTTATACCTAACAATCAAGCCAAAGTTTTATTGATTGATTTAGAAACTTCACATATCATTGCAAGGGTTTGGGGTAAGTGGAATCAAAACATAAATGACAACGATATTATAAAAGATTGGATGATTTTATGTTGGAGTGGAAAATGGTTATTTGATGAAAAGGTTTATAACTGTTCCATGACAAAAAAGGAAATTAAAAACGGAAACGATAAGAGGGTTACAAAAGCCTTGTGGCAAATGTTTAATGAAGCAGATGTAGTTATTGCTCATAACCTTAATAAGTTTGATGCAAAAAAAGCAAACTCTAAATTTATTTTACATGGTTTAAACAGCCCTAAACCATATTTAAGTATAGATACACTACTTCATGCGAGAAAGCAGTTTAAAATGACTTCAAATCGTTTAGACTATTTGGGTGAAATTTTAGGAGTTGGTAGAAAGATTGATACACCAAAAGGTTTATGGAATATGGTTGAGGATGGCGACATGGAAGCAATGAAAGAAATGGTTAAATATTGCGACCAAGACGTTAAACTTTTAGAAGATGTTTATTTAAAGATGAGGGGTTGGATTAAACCTGCACCAAATTTAGGTTTGTTTTCAAATGATAATGAGCCTGTTTGCCCTTCTTGTGGTTCAAATGATTTAAAACCAAATGGTGAATATCATACAACAGTTTCTACATATCAAAATTACAGCTGTAATAATTGTGGTAGTCATAGTAGAGGTAGGAAAACAAATTTATCAAAAGAACAAAGCAGTAAAATATTAAGTAGTAGCCCAAAGTAATTACAAATTAATTATATTTGTTTAGGTAATAGGTTTTTTCATAGTTTAGTTTTAAGTTAGAAGGGGTATAATAGCCCCTTTTTTTATGTTCTAAAAAAAATAATTGTTAAAAAGTTTGGCAGTTATCAACAAAAAAACGAATTTCGTTGAGAATTTAAAACTAAAACAAAATGAAACTACCAACAATTAAAGACCTTAATCAAGGCAAATGGGATAACCATTTTACTTTCTCAATTAAAAATTTAGGCAGCTTTGAGTTTGATTATGAAGCCACCGAGCCTATATTTAACTTTGATGACGTTAATTATGTTACGGTTGTAAGGCAGGGAGATTTTAATTTAAACGGCCTTGCTTTTTATTTTGATGACGATTCAGAGCCAATAGCTGACAATGACATTAAAGATTCATCAATTTATGAATTGTTAATGACCAAATTTTCAGAATACAATGTAATACACGATGAAACTCACAATTTTTATATTAACTTTTAAAACTAAAACAAATGAAAA